ACCTTGCAATGTGTTGATGGTTTTAGATTGCTAAATAGTATTGGCATTAGCACTGTCGCTGGTGCTGGCTCACCTCAATTAAGTGGCGATAGAATTAATACATTGCTTGATGTTGTAGATTGGCCTACTTCTCAGCGCAATATAGATGATGGAAATAGCACCCTTCAGGCCGATCCTGGCACCGATAATAGAGATTTGCTTACAGCGGTTCAACTGGTCGAAAGTTCAGAATTCGGTGGATTTTTTATTGATGCCGAAGGCAACGCAACCTTTTTATCTAGGGATACAATTAGTAAAAAAGCAGATGAAACTCCAACAGTATTTGCCGATGATGGTTCTGCGATTACTTATCAACAAATTGAGTTTGCCAACGATGATACTTTGCTAGTAAATGATGTAACAGTTACTCGCCTAAATTCAGTTGTTCCCCAAAATGTTTTTGATCAACCTTCAATTGATACCTATTTCCTCCACTCAGGAAAGCGTGATGGAATCCTAGTTCAAACCGATGCTGAGGCTTTAGATCAGGCTCAAACCTTATTAGTAGCCCGAAAAGATACAACTGATCGTATAGATTCAATGACTATAAATCTCCTAGATTCCTCAGCGCCTACCAAAATTGTGGCTGGGTTAAGACTTGAAATCTTTGATTTGGTAAATGTAACTAAAACTGTTCCAGGTGGATCAACTATTACCAAGGAACTATTTGTGCAAGGCGTTCAGCACGATATAACTAACAGTATGTTCACTACAAAAATACTAACCGCAGAACCTCTAATTCAGGCGTTTATCCTTGATAGCACCACCGATCAAGGCCGCTTGGGTTCTGGTATCTTAAGTTACTGACTAAGGAGCAATAATGTCGAAGCAAACCTTCACCACTGGGCAGGTATTGACCGCAGCCCAAATGACTAGCCTACAACAGACAGCAATGCTAGGCGGTGCAGCAAATGCAAAAGTTGCATCTTATGTATTAGTTGCCACTGATGCTGGCGATGCAATAACAATGAGCAATGCTAGCCCAACTACAATTACTGTTAATACAGGATTGTTTGCAGCAGGCGATATTGTAACAATTATTAATCTTGGAGCAGGTGCCACTACAATAACCGCAGGAACTGCAACAGTTGATACATCTGGTTCTTTAGTTTTAGCGACTAATCAAGGTGGAGTTTTAAGATTTACTAGCGCTAGCGCTGCTATCTTTTTCCAATTTGCAACACCAGCCTCTGGTGATATTGAAGGCGTAACCGCTGGAACTGGTTTATCAGGTGGCGGAACTTCAGGAACTGTTACCTTAAATATTGCAACTAGCCAATCAGATTTGATTATTAAAGGTTTTGAGGAGGATGTAAATGTTGTTGCCTCAGCCGCTACTGGAACCATTAACTTTGATGTATCTACCGCTTCTGTTTGGTACTACACCTCAAATGCCTCTGCTAACCATACATTGAATTTCCGTTATTCAAGTGGAGCAACTCTTAGTTCAGTTTTAGCAGTAGGTGATGCAATCACTTTAGTTTGGCTTAATACAAATGGAGCAACTGCTTACTATCCAAATGTTATTCAAATCGATGGTTCAACAGTAACTCCTAAAGTTCCTGCTGCTATCGCTGCTGGTAATGCTTCAGCAATTGATGCTTATTCTTTTACAATTATCAAAACTGCTGCAACTCCTACTTATACAGTATTAGAAACCCAAACTAAATTCGCCTAAAGGGGATTAAATAATGCCATTAATTACAACGCTGGCTAATGCCTCTGCTAGAGGCTATGGTGGACTACTCGCTGGTGCCGCACCTGGATTTGATAGCGAGTTTGAATCTATTGCTACTGTTTCAGTAGGTTCAGGTGGTAGTTCAACTATAACTTTTAGTTCTATTCCATCAACTTTTACTCATTTACAATTAAGATATATTGCGAGAAGCGCACAAGTTGGAAATGCTAGTTCATTAATTCTTAGATTTAATAGTGATACTGGTTCTAATTATTGGGCTTATCACGAGATATTTGCAGATGGTTCAACTGTTAATGCTTACAATGATTCAACTGCAACACTAACCCAAATAGACCAAATACCCGCCGCTAATAAAACTGCAAGCGTTTTTGGTGCAGGTGTTATAGATTTATTGGAATACACATCAACTTCTAAACAAAAAACAATAAGATTTTTAGATGGTTGGGATGCCAATGGAAGTGGTAGCGTAGTTTTTGGTTCCTCATTATACAAACCATCTACTATTGCCGCAATTAGTACAATTACAATTACTGACGCATACGCACAAAATTTTGTTCAATACTCACACTTCGCCCTCTACGGAATTAAAGGAGCATAGACAATGGCCGCAGGAATGACATATTTTCCAATAGCGACACAAACATTAGTAAGCACCGCTGCAACTGTAACTTTTAGTTCTATTCCAGCAACTTATACTGATTTAATTTTGATAATAAATGGCAAATATGCAGCCTCAGATGATTCATCTCCAAGTATTCAATTTAATGGCGATACAAGTACAAATTATTCTGTTACTGCATTAAATGGTGATGGAACTAATACGAGTTCATTTAGAGAAGCAAGTCAAACACAAGTTCCCGTTGGAAGTATGTCGGGTGAACAATCAACAACAATTGTGAACATAATGAATTACACAAATACTACAACATACAAAACTGTTATTAGTAGAGGAAACGCCAGCACTAGGGTTCGTACTTATGTTGGTTTATGGCGTAAAACTCCTGAAGCAATTAACCAAATAGATATTTTAAGAGCCACAACTAATAATTTTGCAATTGGCTCAACCTTCACACTCTACGGAATTTCGGCTGCTTAGGAAGGCATAATGGCATATTCATTTGAATTAATAGAGGCTAAGACTTTAGGTAGTAATACCGCAAATGTTAATTTTACTTCAATACCGCAAACTTATACAGATTTATATTTGCTAATATCTGCTAGAAGTACACGAGGCACATATTCGGATAGTAGTTGTTATGTAAAAGTTAATTCAAGTTCAACTTCTTATACTAGTAAACTTTTTGAAGGAAGTGGAAGTGCTGTCGGGTCATTTAATGGAAATACAACTAGGTTACACGATTGCATAATTCCAGCAGATGGCGCAGCAACTGCTAATACTTTTTCAAATATTAGAGTGTATTTGCCAAATTATGCTGGTTCAAACTATAAATCATCAACAGCAGATTCTATAATGGAAACAAGTGCCGCTACTGCCTACGCTCAATTGTGGGCAGGATTATGGTCAAATACTGCGGCAATTACTGAAATCAACTTAAGTGATCCTTTAGGCAATTTCAAAACAGGTTCAACATTTTATTTATACGGAATCAAAAACTCATAACAACTAAGGAGAAAAATGCCAAGCCCAACTAAAATAATTGTGGATTGTTCCACAGGAGTAACTACTGAGGTAGAACTTACCGATGCAGAGGTTGCCCAAAGAGAAGCAGATGCAGCAGCATACGCTACTCAGAAAGCAGAGCAAGAGGCAGCAGCAACCGCCAAGGCTGCCGCCAAGGCATCTGCTGAGGCTAAGTTAGCCGCCCTTGGTTTAACTGTTGAGGAAATTGCTGCTCTTTAATGCTTTACGATTTCCCAGATATAACAAAAAGCATTGATGATGCCGTCGATGCTATTGAGGATTCGGGGCTTATTTAAGGAGAGTAATGCCAATCAGTTCAAGCCAAACAACAGTTACTACTGCCGCAACTTTATTAGTAGCAGGTGATGGTGCTGCTGAGGGAGTTCACTTTCATTCATCATCAGGCACAATTTATTTAGGTGATAGCAATGTAACTTCATCAACTGGATACAGAATGGATAATGGTGATAAATTAACAATTCATAATCACGAATCTCCTATTTATGGCATTACTTCAACAGGTACCGCATTAATGAGTGTGTTGGTAATTACCAAATGACCGCTAATGAATGGGCTTCAATCGCTGTTGCGGTTGGAACCTTAACTGGATTTTTAGTTGCAGGTGTAAGATTTTTAGTTAAGAGTTATCTTTCCGAACTTAAACCCAATGGTGGAAACTCGGTTCGGGATCGCATTGATAGTATAACCTGCCAAGTTGATCGGCTAGAAGCCAGGATAGATGAAATTTACAGATTATTAGTTAAAAAATAAAAGGGGTGTTATGAGTAAAGTAGTTGCGATAGCCAAAGCCCAGATTGGCTACAAAGAAGGCAAAAATAACAACACAATTTTTGGTAAATGGTATGGCGCAAATAACCAACCTTGGTGTGCTACCTTTGTTTCCTGGTGTTTTAATGAGGCTGGTTTAATATCTAATATTGCAGCACAAAGTAAGAAGGGGTTTGCCTCTTGCGATGCTGGCTTAAAATGGTTTGCTAAGAAAAACAAAGTAATTCCAATAGGTCAGGCTCAGGCTGGAGATATTGTATTTTTCCAGTTTGATGATGATGCTCAACCTGATCATGTCGGAATCGTAAAATGGAACAATACTGCGCTAAAATACCTGCAAGTTATCGAAGGCAATACCTCAAGTGGTAGTGTAGGAAGCCAATCAAATGGAGATGGTGTGTATCTTAGGAAACGCTCCTACTCCCTGATAATGGGCGTAGTTCGCCCTTAAAGGATAAAAATGGAAAAGTTAATCGCTAAATTAAAAGACCCTAAAACAATTTCTGCTTTTAAATCTTATGCAAGAGCAGTTCTAGCATCAGCGGTAACAATGGCAATTGCACTGGCTGCTGATCTTGCTCCTCAATATGCAATTTTAATTGGAAGTATCGCTGGCCCTGCCGCTAAGTGGGCAGATAAAACAGAGCAAGAATACGGCCTAGGCTCTAAGTAAATAAATGAATCGGGGGAAAATTTTAGATGAAGCCAAGAGGCTTACTCACACCGACAGGCAAGATGATTATGGAACGCCTGCTATTAACTTTAATCGTATCAGCAGGCTTCTATCTGCTTATCTGGATTGCGAGATAACACCAGAGCAAGGCGCTATGATTTGCGCACTAATCAAGGTGGCAAGATCAATGGAAACCTATAAGGCTGATAATTACATTGATGGCGCTGCTTATTTTGCGATAGCGGGGGAGTTAGCAAATGGTGGAGAGTGATCTAGTAGTTCTTATTCCAACTCGCGGGCGGCCAGATAATGCCATTGCCTTAGAGCAGGCTTTTGTAGAAACAAATACAAAGGCTAAAAGATTTTACATAGTAGATTTTAATGATGAAACTCGAAGTGAGTATTCCTGGAAACTGCCAGTTGAATCTGTAATTATGATTCATAATGAAACTGGTGGGATGGCTTATCCACTAAATTACATAGCCCGCCAATTTATAGGCGAGTTTGATAACTTTGCATTTATGGGTGATGATCACCGCCCAAGAACTGCTAACTGGGATGAGAAGTTTGTTGAGGAACTTTATACAGGCTCAGATATTGTTTATGGCAACGATCTATTCCAAGGCTCAGCCCTACCAACTGCGGTTGCGATGTCGGGTGAGATTGTAGAAGCCTTGCGAGGAATGGTTCCTGATACTCAGCGCCATTTATACCTAGATAACTTTTGGCTAAAACTTGGGCAGGATTTAGGCAAGATTAAATACCTACCTGATGTAATCATTGAGCATTGCCACGCCTTCAACGGCAAGGCGCCTATGGATGAAAATTACGCCAGGGTGAACGCACCAGAGGTTTATTCAGCCGATAAAGTTGCCTATGATAATTACATTGCCAGCGATCAATACCAAACATTACTAACTAAACTTAAATGAAAATCCTGATTACAGGTGATGAAGGATTTGTAGGTAGAGCCTTTCATAGAGCGCTAGACACAAAGAATAATGAAGTAGTTGGCTTTGATATTAAATCAGGCATTGATGCTCGCAAATTCTTTGCAGCCGATAACACTTACTTTGATGTTGTAATTCATTTAGCCGCCGTAGTCGGTGGCAGAGCCACCATTGAAGGTAATCCTTTGGCAGTTGCCACTGACCTGGCGATTGATTCTGACCTTTTCCAATGGGCGCTTAGAACCCGCCCTGGGCGAATAGTTTATTTCTCATCCTCT